TTAACCCACTTCCCATATTTAATATCAAAAAATGTGGGGACAGGGCGGCCTTCCCAAACCGCCTCTGCCTCCGTTTTCTCCTTCGTACGTGCCATGCCGTCCTTAGTAGCTTTAGATCTCTTCCTGGCAAAGTATGCCAGACGTCTTGTCTTCTGATGCTCTCTGTATTCGGATTTCGTGAAAAACACTCCCCCGTCAATTAACTGATCATGTGGGACTGCAAAAGTACAATCCCAACAATCACAATAAACTCCGTTTACAGCTTCAACTTTGTTACTAAACTGATTGAACCATACACCTTCGCCTATCCAAGCCACATTTATTCGAGTATGTGTCTCCTACTTAAAGAGCGTTGACAACCAACAGCTCCACACTTTCGACTTGCATGTGAATGCGTCTTTGTAAAATGTGATTCTGTAATATGCCCACAACGTGGACACTTGTACTTGACTCCTTTAGGATTGTTCATTTTATTAATCGACAAAGCTTCTTATTAAAATCGTATCTATAACCTCTTCTGCATTTTGGTTTACCGTTAACCCAATATGCACTAATGAATTCATTGGTGTCACCACGCGTCTTCGGTATCTGCCTACCAGGAGAACCTGATAACGTCATATCCTGACGTGGTGACTGCAATACTGGCCGTGTTCTTCTAGAACGTCCAGTGTATCTAGTAGTTTTAACCCGTGTAGCTACGGGTGCAACGTTTGGATCAGTCATAGGACTACCTGACACAAAATCTATAGGATATCTATCAGATTCTATCGAAATAACCTCAGAATCGCCATCCTCTAATATTACTGTTTCATACTCCATACTAAACACCCATCAATAATAGGATTGAGTCGGAGTGTATTCCGCCCACACAAGACGCAAGCATAAGCAACAGTATCTTCCAGAAATGATCCGGAAGTTTTCCATCTGCAGTTAAATTGACTTTCATGTCAATCATTTAATAATGTAAATCTTTACAAAGTACTTTATCTAGTACTTCAACTTCAATAAGCGTACCTGCAACATCAGTTGGGGTATATATGCGCATTAATCCCGCCGGAGCTGTAACAATCAATGTTTTAGTCCCTGCAGTCGTTGGGAATATCACTTGACCTTGAACAGGTGCGTAAATACTAGCACCATTGTCAGCAAGGTCATATGGAGGCGCTTCAAGTTCCTGGTCAATAGCTATGTCCAGAACTTCACCTGTAGCTTGATTACCATTAGATCGTAATGCAGCTAAAGGATTGCTAGGACTGTCAAGTGTTACAGCCGCAGACGGGGTAACAACTTCCATCCTATCCAAATTATACGAATGTATCATACCTACTCTAGAATACATACCAGAACGCTCAGTGTCTCCCGCCACTTCAAACTCATTCTCTTCGCAAATCTGTAAGTTAAAACTATCTGCCCAATCGTCACCAGCAGCTGAACTCTCTGTTGGGCTTTCACCCAAATTATAAATCGGGGTAGTACTTAATTGAGTATAAGTCCATTCTCCAACATCATACTTTCTAGCTGTAGTTTTATCAGAATCGATAGTCGTGCAAACAAGAGTATTGTCTGCTGTGCCTGCGAACTGATGATTCCCGTCCAAAAGCGGACGAATCGTTTTGCCATATCGACCTATTTCATCACCCTCAACACCAGCGTTTTCGAACATCATATCTCTATATGCATGGAATTTCCTAAAAGCATTTCTCATTTTCCATGTATTAGGGGCTGTAAAGAATGTCCAGCCACTACTAGCTGCTGCGGAAAGAGTAACCTTGCAAACATATGCATAAACATGCCCATCTCTGGTTGTAACCTCTTCATTCTTAGAATTAATTCTAGATAAATCTCTAGCGATATTAATATACGATCGTCCTAGAACAATCGAATCATCTGATGGCTTAGTATTTGAATAACGTAATTTACGCTGCATATCTCCAATAGGAAAGGCTAACCCTGTATAATATATTCTATAATCAAATAGATTAGGTAATTACTTTGCGACAGTCATAGCCTTCGGCCACCCATTCACAATAGGATTGAGATTGGGGCAAAAAATTCAACATCTTCTCTTTCTCTGTGCGACAGTGTTGCTTTTGCTGCTTTGATCTGTGCGACAGTCATAATTTACCCGTGGTTGCATATGTAACAAGTAACACCCGCCCCATATCCGCGGGCTTCCCTAGTACCGGTGGTACTTCTTCCCGTCTTGCGATTTTTCACTCCTTCGGGGTGTCGCTAGACTTACCCACCGGGGGTCATTGCTTTTTAGAACCTCCGGTTTCATGTATCGTAATACAGCTAATAGCCGAATAATCTCTCAAATAGATGAACTGGGTCTTCCTGGTTAACCCACTTCCCATATTTAATATCAAAAAATGTGGGGACAGGGCGGCCTTCCCAAACCGCCTCTGCCTCCGTTTTCTCCTTCGTACGTGCCATGCCGTCCTTAGTAGCTTTAGATCTCTTC